GCTTTGCAGGTCATGGCAGGGCCGCGATGGGCAAAGAAAAACCCCAGCGGGTTAGGCTGGGGTCAGGGTGGGGTGGGGTTTGCGCCGGATCGGTTAGGTATAGTCATAATCCGCGTCTGTGGTTATCCAGTCGCAAGGTTCATCTAGGTAACCGCGACCAGTGTGCAGGCTGGGGAAGACATGGCCGGTGTCTATGTCTGAGACGTTAATAGTCATTGTGTCGCCACAGATCACGGCTTCAACGGCATTGGCTAGGCAATGCTCTTGCAGTTCGAATAAGGTCATTGTGCGGACTCCTGAACGATAGCGGCTAACACCATATCAGCGCGGATAGCGTCAGCAACGGCGAGCCAATAGCTGCACGGGGTTTGCGGGAAGCTGCGGGCTGCGTTGTAGGTTTCGGCTAAGGCGGTTTGGTGATTGCCTAGGCAGAAGGTTAGCAGAGTTGCGGCATAGTCAGCGGGGGGTTGCATGATATTCATATCGAAAAACCTTTCAAAACAACGAAAAACCAGCGAGTCGCTAAACCCGCTGGCTATTCTATGGGCGCAATTCTTACCGATTGCAAGCCCCGTTGATACTACAACCCCAAATCAGCCAACAGCGCGGCGCTATCCACAGCGGTCTTGGGTTGTTTTTCCGCCTTCAACGTTTCGATAATGGCCGCGATTTCCGGCACATTACGAAGGGCTAGTTGTTCCGCACGGGTCTTGCCGTCATAGACAGCGCGAATGGCCTCAGTTGCGGGGGCGGGTTTTTTCGCGGCCTTCGCCCTATCACCAACCCACTGCACAAACGCACGGAAGATAACACCAGCCACAGGACCAGCACCTTCGCCGCGAGATTGTTTCCATTCACCGTCAACCAGTCGGTCAGCTACAGCCTTCATAGCGTTGTATTTGTCGGCGGGGGTTGCATCCTTGCCTAGTGCGGCAGCATCGCTAATTTTCTGCACTAGGCCGTGATAGGTTGCGCGCTCGGTGATTTCGTCCGACAGTTTTGTGACATCGACGACGATGTCACCAACGTCTGCGACGGTAAATGTGATTGCGCCGCTAGCTACTGCGACGGATACGATTGCGTTCTTTCTTGCCATTTCATTTACTCCAGTTTTTGTGCGATCACTATTGACCGACAACCTGAAATATAAACAGACCTAGCAACATTGCAAGCCTCTAAATTCAGTTTTTACGTTATCGTATTTTATGCCATTTTTACGTTAGGAATTAAACAGATAGGGAAATAATCATGCAAGAGTGGCGTTCAGTAATCGGTTGGCCTGAATATATGGTCAGCAATATCGGCAACGTTCGACGCGTCCGAGTCGGTTTACGTAACCACAGACCAAAACCGGAATTAACAGCTAGCTTAAACGGGCATGGATATTTCTGTGTAGGGCTATGTCGGAATGGGAAAGCCAAAACATTGACAATTCATAAACTAGTCGCTGAGGCGTTCATCGGACCTCGGCCCGATGAAGCGGACGGAATAGACCACATAGACGGCGATAAACAGAATAATGATAGCCTCAATTTGCGATACGCGACGGCTAAGCAGCAGAAAGAGGATAAATCGATGTTTAAGCCTACGACTAATTCCCCAAAAGCTGCATAATACAGCAATCGACTCGGAAAGGGTTTGGGATGTCGAACGGGCGGGGAAATATCTGGCAGACCTTTAAGTAACGCGCACATGCGCACAGGCGCGCGCGGGTAGCGAGATAATTCCCATCCGTCAACTGGAGATATAAGCCATCAATCTCGTATTGACTACGACCATTCCATCCGTCATACCAATTAACGGTAGCGGGTTGCTATCGCCTTTGCAAAGGAAATAAATATGGCAGTTAAAGACAAACCAGCAGAACCAGCAGCAGAAGCTGCGGTTGAGGAAGCCAAACCAGTTGGTTATATCTCCGACCCTTCCGACCCTGACGACTCAATCAAAGAAGCTGCTTACAACGCAGCTGTGGTTGCGGAGATGGAGAAGCAAGCAGCTGCGGCAGAAATCGAATAACCAACCTCGGGAGCAGGGTTTGCGCCTTGCTCCCATTCACCCAAAACGGAGACAGCCCAATGTCCAAAGACCTAGCACGAGAGAAGCGCATCTATCTCGCAATCTGGCGGAAAGCCCTTCGAGACGACCAGCCAGAACTAGTCCTGAACTTCAGCGACTTCAACACAGCGCTCTCAGTCCGCATGACGATGTATCGAACCATCCGGCCTTATCGGGAAGGGAAGTTCTTCGACTCGGAATTGAAAGAAGCCGCGGAGAAATATGTCCTTGTAACCAAGCGCGAACCGCCGACTATCCTCGTCGTCCCACGCAAGTCAGCCGAAGCAGCTGAACTGCTCTTCGCCGATCTTGGCCTTGATGAGATGGACCTCATGACGGATGAGGAACTGGCAGCTATGAAGATCGCGGAAAGGGTACAAGGTGGAAATGCAACGCACCAGCCGAATAAGTTCTTTGGTAGGGAGTCGGAATGATGGCGGTAGGAAGAAAATGCTATGGAGTTAGAACTCGCGAGGGGAGGCAAGAAATCGTCTGGATAGAAGCTGTTCGCAACGGCTTTTGGCGTGGTATACGTCTACCCGATGGAGTCAGAACAAGAGGGCCAATAGCAGCTTTGGCGGGAAGGTTTTCCAGCGAGGCTGAGGCTAAGACTTTTATTGAGGAGGGTGCTCAATGACTTGGTCCTACAAGCCTCCGTCCAATTTCCGGCCTGAGGTTTCCGCCATCATGTCGGCCTGCCTCCGCTCCCCCGACGGCGAGGTCCGATACTACTACCAATCCGAAGCCCTCGCCCGCACCATCGCATCGGAGTTCCGCCGCTTCCGCTGGTGCATCCGTTCCGACAAGGCCAAGGCCGGCCATTACTGGGACCTCGAACACCGATACGACTACCGAACCAAGGTCATGCACTCGGTCGAGTCTGGCTGGTTTGTTCGTATCATATCCAAACCCGCTAGGCTGTCAGACCTATTCACCCTAAACCCATGGCTGGCAAATATTGAACATTCCGCCTACGCTATCTCACAATAACCATTGACGCCGCCCTATCTCTATGCAATTGTCAATTGTCGGATTAGCAATCGTTAAGCCCACAACCAACAAACCCTTTGAAAGGAATTACCTATGGCAGAAGCTGCTGCAAAAGTCCCCGTTACAATGACCGATGGCCGAGTTGTTGAGTTCACCACCAAACAGAAGCTGGTGAAGACCTCCACGATCGACGGCAATGTTGTTTCCGTCCAGCTTGACTTTCGCAATGGCGAGACTCGCTCGTTCACTGTGCCTGATGAGATGCTCGCTCGTTTCGCAGCGCACGGCGCGGAGCAGAAGCTCGGTGATTGCATCGCAGGTGAGACCGACCCTGATGATCAGGTGCTTGCGGTTGAAGACCTGATCGCCCGCCTCGAAAAGGGTGAATGGAACGCAGGTCGTTCGAGCGGCGGTTCGTTCGCTGGAACGTCGATCTTGGCCCGTGCGTTGGTCGAAGCTTCGGGCAAGTCGCCCGCAGACATCAAGACCTATCTGTCCACCAAGTCGCAGGCCGAAAAGCTGGCTCTCCGCAATTCGGACAAGCTGCGTCCCATCGTCCAGCGTCTCGAAGCCGAGAAGCAGTCGAACAGCAAGACAACTGTCGATACCGACAGCTTGCTGGCAGAGCTGGACCTTGGTGGCAAGGGCAAGAAGGCCGAATAAGTCAGGGGCGGGTTGCTCCTTGGAACCCCTGACTGCGGGGAGGTTGGTTGGCGCTGATCTCCCCGCCCCGAATTAAAAACCAAGGTTTTCCTCCCGTTTTCCTTGGTTTTTGCCCCGCTGGTTGTATCCACCCCTCCGGATGCCAGCGGGGTTTTTATTGCCTGTAAGGTAGCAATCGCAGTTGACAAACCCGTAGGGGTTAGCTATGCGTAACGTCTAGGCGGGATTTTCCGACCTAGTCTTGAATAAACAGGAGATTTCAAGATGACAGATGAGCGACTAGAAAGGTTGCTGGCGGAGATTGTGAAACTCAATCCGCCGCTCCCGCCTTTGGCTTCGGAGCATTTCACCAAAATTAAACAACCAACCGATCGCTTCCATATCCGCAGCTTCTTGCATAACGCAAAGACATGGCGCGGATTTGCCGCGAGAAGGATTAAAGCAGAACTTAGGGAGTATTTGAAATGAGAATATCAGACAAAAAGCTATCTGTCAGACCTGCACAAGGTGGACAGATGGGCGCGCATTTAGTTCTAATGCTTGGCGAGGAAATAGTTGGTCATTTCTACGAAGATGCCAACGAAGACATCGACGCAACCGACGTTCTTGAGTCCATGTGCCAAGTCTGGAATGAGGAGTATACAATATGACCGACGACTTTCTCGCCCAACTCGACGCGGAAATTTCCGCCGTCGTCTCCCGCCCGAAGCTAGAGTCTGAAAAGAAAAAGCTAATGGCGCGGCTGCGCGACAACCGCATCTCGCGCGAAGCTCAAGCAGAGAACAAGCTCAAGCTCTCCGAAGTCGATGCCATACTCGAGTCCATGATTTGGACCCCGATGGCGGCTGTGGCCTTGTTCGTCGAACAAACCTGCGACAGCTGCGGGTCTTCCCACAAGATGTTCTTACAGCATATGGAAAAGCAATCCACAGGCAAGCACAACCCGACAACTCGCTGGAAGCGCGTCCGTCGCCCGAACGACGAGCTTCCAACTGAAGTCATAGTCCAACACTCCACCACTCATATGTGCGCAGACTGTTGTGAGGATTTCGGCTTCTCTTTCCCTTCAGCGGAAATCAAATTCACCTCCACCGAAGCTCCTTTCACCATCTCACCTAACTACGAACAGGATGAACTTTATGCCCATGCCGAAGAAAACTGACCCGACGGTTCAGCTGAATGTCAAGATCGCTGGCTCGATCTATGCCAAGATGGAATTGGAGCTATATTCCGAAGTCATGGGAGCAGTCCCGCACGGCGCAAAGGCTCGGCTCATCGAGTCCCTCGTCCGCGAATGGCTGGAAGTCAGAGGTGTGATATGCTAGACGATGGGATGAAAGGCGTCATACTGTGCTTCATATCAGCGGCCTTTATGACCTTCCTGCTGATAACTGTTTATGTCATAACGAAAGGCTAGACCATGTTCACACATAGCTTACAGATAAATGTCAATGGCCGAGTGGCGATGGAAGCTACCGGTGAGGGGTGGTTGATTGCTAATATCATGGAAGAATATACTGGCGAAAAACTAATCTCTCGCATCTACGGCTTAGAGGTTCACCAGCAACTTGACGTTGAAGACGAGATCGATAGCGACAACATCACTTACACCATCACCCGCATCGCTCAATCCGCATCGGAGCTAACCCATGCGGACGACTAAGATCATCCCGCAACGTCAAGTCGGACGAGGTCGCAAATGGACTGAGTGCCCGCCACATCAAGCCACGCGCTTCGCTCTATGCCGTGGGATACGTATCCTTCAAACCTACCAGACAATGGCAGCTGCGAAGGCCAATCTACCTTCCAACAGTCACGAGCCTATCAAGCCCATGACCGTCGGGGGTAGATACAAGCAAGACTGGCGCGGGACACTCACCGCGTCGTTGAGCCAAGCCCAATACCTCGAACTTAAAAACAGGAGACTCTCATGAAACTAACATTATCAACCGATAGAAGACTTTGCAAGATTGAAGGCGAAGACTTCTCACTCACCTTGAACGGTAAAACCAATTCTGATTACACCAAGATACTAGCCGGACTTGGAGTAGAGCTTGTATGGGTGGAGTGCGTCTTGGCGGACTCCGACACAGGCCACCCGCAGGGAGAAACCACATGACTGAACAATACGAGCCTGTACGGACGTCATTCACCGATGCACAACTGGCGGAACTTCTAAGCGCTCACCAGTGGATCGCGGGCTATATGGCTGGGATCAATGCTGTCCTGCCTCGGTCTGTCAAACAAGCAATCTGGAATTTTACGCCGCCTCACCTGCGCTTTTTAGAGGACCAACCAAATGACTGACGCACTAATCCAGCGATTAAAGGATGCAAGCGAGGAAGCAGACCGAGCAGAACTGCGCGGGATGCTCGCCGACTGGCGCGCTATCAAACGTGCATTTTGGCAAGGCTTCCACGGCAAGCCACTTTCAGCAAGGAAACCACATGACCACCACACCGATTGAGCCGCAGGCGGAGATAACTCTGCACAACCTCAAGGCCAAGTTTGCCAGTTTTATCACCATGGCTAACAAGGTTGCGGGTGACGGTATTGCCTACACTATGGCTGAATGGATTGAGCAGATTGCAGAGCACGAGCCATCCCGCACCACCCCCGCACCGAGCCTTGAATACGCTCGTGGCTTTGAAGCTGGTCTGCATGACCTGAAAGCGATGACCGCCGAGGAAGATGCTTATCACGCAGCGAGCCAGCATAGTGAACTGGCTAAGGAAATCGCTGATGCCTTGCGAACATTCTACGGGGCCGGAAGGGCGTCAACTCGCCTCAACAGGCACTTAACTGATAGCCGGTTCAGTGAAGAAGCTGAGCGCATAGTTGCACTCCGACAGCCCCCAAGCGATGCAATGCGGGAGGCTTTAACTAATGCCTCTGGATTTTTAGACACTCCGGTTGCTCGCCGGAAACACAGCAATGACCCTTTCTATACGGAAGTTGTTGCCTCTATCCGCACGGCACTCACACAGGGGAAGCCCGATGCCAGCAATACGGTATCCCCTGCTGACGTTGAGGGGCTGGTGAAGGCTGCGCAGGATGCCAATCAAGCAGTGCAAGCCTTTCTCGATATGGTCAATGTCATGCAGCGGATCGGGGCAATACCAATACCAGCAATACTGGAAACGGCGCAGCATAACTGCCCAATTATCCGAGATAATCTGAACGCCGCCCTCGCACCTTTTACAAAGGAACCGACATGACCTCCATCGCTCTAATCATATGCGGCGCTCTGGTTTTGCTATGCGCTTTCGCCATAGGCATGAACACAAGCGCAGGCGGGACACGCAGCGACCATAATGACGGCTCTTACTTTATCGCACTAGTCGGAACTTATGTCTTTGCCATTGGCGTGATCGCTGCAATTTATGAGGTGCTGACATGACCGAGGTAACGCCTGCACAGGCTGACATGGATGCAGCCACGAATTTCTCAACACGGTATCTATACCCCAACTGCCAAGGCGTTCGGTTGGCTCTTGCCACTACCTTCTCCCGCCATGCCGAACAAGCCCGCCGAGAGGGTCTGGAACAGGCGGCTGTGATTGCTGAAGGGTTTAACGTAACACCAGCGTTCGACTTGCCCTGCTCCCCATACGACAGGACGGAAGCCATCGCCCAAGCCATCCGCGCAGCAAAGGAGCAATAGCATGACCGCAGACATCCTATGCACTTGGTGCGGACGCTGGAAAAGTGAGGCAGAAAAACGCTTCGACAAAGGCGCAAGAAACTGCTCACCGCCGTTTCAGGACAGGCCACACCTATTCAATGGCCAGCATCCATTTCACCTTGCACACCCAAAATCACTTGAGGGATGGCACCCATCGCAGGAACAAGCGGCATGACCGACACGAAACTGATTGAGGCTGTGCGCGACACTGTTCTCCAATTCAACCACGAACATGAAGGCTGGCCCGACCCTGAGCGCGTCCGGAATGGCGGGTTTGATGAATGTCTGGACTCCGCAGATTCGCTTGGCCGCAGGTGCATCGCAGCCGTTATCGCCCATGCGACGAGTGCGATCATAGACGTTCGGGCGCGTAACGCTGGCAACTTCGAACGCAAGGGCGCGGTATGGGAAGCATACGACAAGGCCGTTCTGGACTGCCACGCAGCGGTTGCCGCACTCCCTGAAAGGACTAGCTGATGGGTGGAAGCGCACACAGCATAATCATGGACGCGATGGTGTGTTAGGTCTAGTATAGTAGGAGTAATAGGAATGGAACTGAAAGCAAAGCTCGCGCGATTTTTAGCTCGCAAGTCACTCGCACTTGATAGCCAAAGCGCCACTAATGTTTTCATTGCAGATCAGCGCGGAATGCTGCTTGGCGACACCACGAATTGCGATGTTGTGTGGCAAGGTGATGTGATCGGATGCCTTATATTCGGGGCCTCAACCAGTCTTGATTTGAGCGACGGCATGAGAACTAAATTTCGCGCTCTCCTCAATAACATAGAATGAGAGAAAAATGTTGAGTGACAGTAGCACTCGTTCAACCTTTACCAACCGGCGATAAGCCACAATCCTGAGAAGGAACCATAATGATCACCAATCTAATCGACAAGCCCAAATTCTCCCCCACCCCTGACCAACAGGAAGCTCTGGACCTCATGACTAGCTGGCTTTCCGCCGGTTACGTCAAGCCAGCTGAGGGAATAATTCACTCCGGTCCTAAGTTCACCAACACCAACCAACCCTTCTTCCTCCTAAAAGGCTATGCCGGAACCGGTAAGACCTTCTGCATACAGGAACTCGTAAATGCCGGAACCTTTCGACCTAGCGAAATCTGCTTTACCGCCCCCACCAATAAAGCAGTCAAAGTTTTACGAAACTATCTCGACGAGGCTGGGCTCGAAGCCTGCGTTACCAAGACTATTTACTCCCTGCTCGGCTTATCCCTTCAAACCAACGGCGAAGTAAAAGAACTCGCAAAACCCGAAGAACCCGTGAACCTATCCCAATACAAGGTTATAATCGTCGACGAGGCCTCGATGGTTAATCGGTTCTTGATGGACGCTATCCACGACGCTTTCGATGTTTGGAAGGTCCCCTTCATCTTCATGGGCGACCCTGCGCAGCTGCCTCCGGTTGGGGAAATTTCATCCCCTGTTTGGAAGATTGAAAACGGCTACACTCTAACAAAGGTCCTACGCTATGGCAATTCGATGCTTGACCTTGCGACTTCCATCCGGAATGTCGTGGACTCCCCATTCCCCTCTGTCAAGATCGTCACTGACGCGCCAGTGTTTAGAGTGCCAAAGGCCGAATGGCTCGACCAGATCGAGGCCAACATCGAGCTCTTCAAATCCGACCAAGCCAAGATCATAAGCTGGCGGAATATCAAGGTCGATGAATACAACGCTTATGTCCGGCGGTTAATCTTCGGCAGGGAAGCAGCCAAGTCCGCGCACTGGCTACCGACGGATAAGATCGTGGCGACTTCCCGCGTGACTGACCTCGACGATAACATCCTCCTCCAGACCGATGAGACGGCGGAAATCCTCGAAATCGTCGAAGGCAAGCACCCCAACTACACCGAGTTCGATATATACAACATCCTTGCCCTAGATGAACGTGACCACAAGATAACCCTTCGCACCCTGACAGCCTCCGGTCAGTTCCACTTATCCAATCGCCTAAACGAACTATCCATGGAAGCCAAAGGCGGCAAACGCCACAAGTGGAAGGAGTTCTGGGAGTTAAAGGAAGCTTTCGCGGAAATCCGTCATTCCTACGCGATAACCTCCCATCGTTCCCAAGGTTCGTCCTACCTCAAAACCTTCGTCGACCTCGAGGACATAATGCTCAACCGCAACAAGGCAGAGGCGTTCCGCTCCCTCTACGTCGCCTGCACCCGTCAAAGGGAAGAATTATGGATTACCTAATCTTCAAATTCCATTTGACACAATCGTCTAGCGATTATATACAGCTAACCCCTAGCCCATTGGAAACCAACCCATGACCGTATCCCTTGAAATGCAACAAAAGGTTGCCGAGTGGCGAGCCAAGGCCCGCGACGGGACTCTATCTCTGCCAGAGATGAAGGAGGCGATTATATTCCTTCGGCAGGAAAGGCAAGCCATGCCACCGGCGAAAAGCAGAACAGCCAAGCCAAAGGTCGATGCTAACGACCTGCTGTCGGAGTTGGGGCTGTGAAGTGTCATATCGAACTGGATTATTACGATGATCGTTTTCTCGACCTGACTAAGCAATCTGACCGCACATACCTCTACAGCCTATTAACTAAACTCGAAAACGGAGAAACCCCATGCCCAGAGAAATCATCCCCTTCCCCGCAGCCATCGATAGCACCACCTTGGCCGCTTTCCGATCATGTCCGCAAAAAGCTTTTCGGACCTACTTCCAACACTTCAAACCCCTCGGCGAGTCAGTCCATCTTGTGGCTGGAAAGGCATTTGCAGAAGGTATTGAGTTCGCGCGCCGAGCTTTTTATGAACAAGGATTGTCTGCGGATGATGCTGTTGGTGCTGGACTTGCAGCGCTTATCCAGTCATATGGGAGTTTCGAATGTCCTCCTGAGTCAGCAAAATCGCTTGAACGCACAGCTGGTGCTCTCGAGTTTTATTTCCAATCTTATCCCTTGGGAACGGACAGCGCAATCCCCCTCAAATTCCCAGACGGACGCTCGGGAATTGAGTTTTCATTTGCGCAACCTCTTCCAATCCCTCACCCAATAACCGGCGACCCGATCTTATACACAGGTCGGAGCGACATGATTGCAGAATATGCTGGAGGAGTATATATCTATGACGAAAAGACCACCTCTCAACTTGGAGCTTCTTGGGGCAGACAGTGGGAAATGCGTAGCCAATTTACAGGTTACTGCTGGGCAGCAAGAGAGTTTGGATTTAATCCTAGCGGAGTTATCGTCCGAGGTGTCAGCATTCTTAAAACAAAATACGACACTCTCGAAGTTCTCACTTATCGAAGTGACTATGAGATTGAACGTTGGCTAGAGCAAACCTGCCGCGATATCGAGCGTATGATGTATGCTTGGAAGTCCGGCTATTGGGACTACAACCTCGACCACTCCTGCGCGGAATATGGCGGCTGTGCGCTGCTTCAAGTCTGCAAGTCTCCCAACCCCGAACAGTGGCTTAACACCTACTATGAACGGCGGGTCTGGGACCCTCTGGCGAAGAAGGAGATTGAGTGGGAGCCTTACCTCGAAAGCCGCAAGGACGATATTGAAGCGGCGCGGGTATACCTCGAGTCATGAGCATAACCGCCCTCTACTTCCACGAAGACGACTACCTCGGCTTTGAACATCTGGCCATTGCGCCCGATATTTTCGCCGGTTATTCTCGGTCGTTCTTCTGCGAAGCCTGCGGGCGTGTGTATGGCAAGCGCGTGATCACCGTCCTCGGTCGCAAGCAGCCGTACACAACTTGGGGAGGCCTGTGCAAGGATTGCTCACCCGTCGGCGGGGTGTGGCGAGGTTGCTTCGCCCATTCTATTCCGGGAGGCTTCCCCTTTTTCTACCAGTATCTCAATCCGCCGGAAGGCGTTATCCGCCACCAACTAGAAATGGAACTTAACTGCTATGCCCAATCCAATCAAGCTATCCCCACCCTTCACCCTTCCCGGAGTCAATGTCTTACTAATGGGACCATCGGGCACCGGCAAGACTCACTCCACCGGCACATTGGTTGACCTCGGTGTCGAGGTTTTCTATCTTGCCCTGGAGTCTGGGTTTGAATCCCTTGCAGGATACTGGACAGATAGAGGTCTACCTATCCCCTCCAATCTTCACTGGCACAGACTCGAAGCGCCTACTGCTGGTTTCGATCAGCTCATTGCTAACGCCAAGAATATTAACACTCTCAACCTCGACGCATTGGCTAAGATGTCTGACCCCAATAAATCCAAGCACAACCAATTCATCAAACTCCTCGAAGCCCTGAACAACTTCCCTGACGATAGAACAGGAACTAAGTATGGACCCGTTAACGAGTGGGATGCTAGTCGATTTCTTGTTGTCGATGGCGCTACTGGTATCTCTGATTGCGCCATGTCGCTGGTTATTGGAGGCAAGGCGGTCCGCAACCAATCAGATTGGGGCATTGCCCAAGACCAAGTTCTCAAAATTGTCCGTATGCTCTGCGATAATTGCCGTTGCCATTTTATCTTACTCGCTCATGTGGAGCGTGAAGTTGATGCTGTTCTCGGTGGAGTGAAGTTGATGGTCTCGACGCTTGGGAAAGCGCTGGCACCGAAGTTCCCGAGTATGTTTTCGGACGCGATCTTAACCGCACGGTCGGGGGAGAAATGGACTTGGGACACAGCCAGTCCGATGGCAGATGTCAAGACCCGCAACCTACCGATTAAATCAGACAACGAGCCTAATTTCCGCCTGATTGTGGAGAAGTGGGTTCAGCGTAATGGACAACCTCAACCGCAGGAAGCTGCGAAAACAGAATAACCCCTCGCAGGGGGCCGATGGGTTATATAACTCCGTCCCCACATTCAACTGTAACAGAAAGACACACACTATATGTCATTTGATCCAACCGCATTCTTGAACCAAACATTCGACGAAGCACTCGACACGAAACTCATCCCTTGCCCTGTCGGAGAATATCTCGCAATCGCAGACAAGGTTGAGGTCAAGGAATGGTCGTCCAAGGACGGTTCTTCTTCCGGCCTCAAAGTCGAAATCCTTTGGGATATCCAAAACGACGATGTCAAATCCTTGATCGGCCGTGACTCGGTAAAGGTCTCGCAGCAACAAATGCTGGACCTGACCGAAGACAGCAACCTCGATCTCGGCAAAGGCAAAAACGTCGGTCTTGGCCGTATCCGCGAGGCTCTCGACATGAACACTCCGGGCGAGCCATTCGCTTTCGGCATGATACAAGGTCGTATGGCAACTGTGAAGGTTTCTCATCGCACGTATAACGATGATATCTTCGCAGAAATCAAAGCCATCGCCAAACCGGCTTAAAGCCAAAGACCAACTGGCGGGGAGGCCCCTACACCTCCCCGCCACATTTTTGTAAGGACACCAATGACTCACTCCACCAACATCGACAACATCATAATCTCGGAAAATCGGCAGCGGCAAGAGTTTGAAGCCGAGTCGCTGGTTGACCTATCGAACAGTATAGCCGCTATAGGTCTATTACACGCCCCTGTCATGCGTGAAACCACCCTAGGGCTGGTTTTGGTGGCCGGTGAACGCCGATTGCGAGCCATGGCGGACCTATGGGCCATGGGCGACGGAATACGCCACAACGGAACCGCCTATCCACCCTATGAGGTTCCCTACGTCACCTTAGGAGAACTAGGCGAACTCGAAGCGGAAGAAGCCGAACTAGACGAGAACCTCAAGCGCCGCGACCTGACTTGGCAGGAGAGGTCGGAAGCAGTTGCGCGACTACACGCCCTGCGCATTAAGCAAGCCGAGGCCATCGGCAGAACCCAAACAATCCGCGACACGGCGAACGAACTCCAAGGCAACATCGAAGCCAAATCATCCGCCGACCTAGGCTCGTTCCACGCGAAGGTTCGGTCTGACGTTATCCTTGCCGACCATCTCGACAACCCCGCGATTGCCAAGGCCAAGACCGCCAAGGACGCGATGAAAATACTCGTCAAACAGGAGGCGCAAAGGAAAAATGCAGAACTTGCAGATCGAGTCGGAAGGAATTTTAACTCTTCTATCCATCAGCTTCACCATACAGATTGTATTCAGTGGCTCCGCAACTGTCCCAATAATACTTTCGATGTTATTTGCACAGACCCTCCTTATGGTATGGGCGCAGAGTCTTTTGGGGATGGAGCGGGGACAATGGGAAATGCAGAGCACCATTACGATGATAGTAAGACGACTTGGCAAGCCTTGATGATCGATCTCTGCCCACTGCTCTACAAAGTATCCAAACCCCAAGCCCATCTCTATATGTTCTGCGATATCGACAACTTCCACGAACTGAAACATCTATTACAAAAGGCTGACTGGTATGTCTTTCGGACACCTCTTATCAACTACAAGCCACGCTCCGGCCGCATACCACTTCCTGAGCACGGACCCAAGCGTCAATGGGAGATGTGCATATATGCCATTAAAGGCAGGAAGCCTGTTACTGGAGTTTACTCTGACGTCATATCCACAGTCTTGGAAGAAAATCTCACTCACGGTGCGCAGAAGCCAGTCGAGTTATACGTCGATCTTCTCAAACGATCGGTCAAGCCCGGAGACGTGGTATTGGATGCTTTTGCGGGAACAGGAACGATATTCCCTGCCGCGCATCAGCTTAAATGCAAAGCTGTCGGTCTGGAGCAATCAGCTGAATACTACGGCATCTCCGTCCAGCGACTGAACGCACTGGACGAAGCTCCTGAACTGCTATCGATATGAGCCAGTCCCGCATCGACTCCTTCATGGAGGCTGTAACCAACACAGCTATAGGTTTTATAATTTCCCTTATTACTTGGGTCATTGTAGCTAAAGCAATGAGCATCCCAATGACTTGGAGTCAGAACCTGCTCATCACAGCTATCTTTACTCTTGTTTCAGTAGCCCGTAGTTACATCCTGCGCCGACTTTTCAACGGTCGGACAGTTTGGGCAAGTATCAAATCACATTGGGAGCGTTAAGTGATCCAACCATTCGGACCGAGCAATGCTCGGATAATGCTAGTTGCTGGCGCACCTTCTTGGGAGGACATTCGCGCCGGTAAACCATTTCAAGGTTCAGACGGGAGAGAATTAGGGAAGTTAATTGCCGAGGCTGGCGGAAATCTATTCCAGTGTTTCCAGACCAGCTTCCTCCGCGAGCAGGTCAGATCAAACTCCATCTCCACACAAGTCGCGCAGAAGAAAGCCGACATTACCCACGAACACACAGCCATGGGAGCCAAGATGGTTCTGCCTTCCATGCACGAAGGCCTCATCCGCCTGAACACCGACATCGATCTCGTCAAGCCCAAGGTCGTCGTGGTATTCGATAACGAGGTCCTCTACGCCCTGACCGGCAAATGGGGAATGAAGTCATGGCGCAGCTCAATCCTACCTTACACAACCCCTTCCGGCCATTCGTGCATAGTCATGGCGACTTACTCTCCATCCTATGTTCGCATGGTTTACAAGGAACGCAGCATCGTCGTTAATGATTTTCGTAAGATCGTTTCCATCTCCGCTCTCGACAACCTACCAGCTCCGCCCGAATACAACTTCATTGTCCGGCCTAGCTTCTCCGCCGTTGTCTCCACCCTAAATATGCTCATGGCCAAGGTTTCCGCCGGTCCAACCAAGCTATCCGTAGACATCGAAACCCGTGGCGGACACACCGCTTGCACCGGCATCGCATGGTCCAACCTCGACGCCATCTGCATACCTCACCTAGTCGTCGAGTCCAAGCTCCACTACTGGCTGGAAGATGAAGAAGCCTTCATCATGCACCTGCTATATCGCCTCCTAACCCACCCCAACGCCGAGATCATCGGGCAGAACTTCATCTACGACGCTCAATACTTCTACCGCCATTTCCACTTCATCCCTCGCCTAAAGCGCGACACCATGATCGCGCAACATTCTATGTTCTCCAACCAGCCCAAGGGCCTAGACTTCCTCGCATCCATCCATTGCGAGCATCATATCTACTGGAAGGACGAGTCGAAGAACTGGGACCCGAAGCTCGGCGAAGACCAACTCTGGGTCTACAACTGCAAGGACTGTTGCGTCACCTACGAGGTCGATACCTCCCAACAAGCCGCATTGGAAAAGATGCTGCCCACTTGGCCGGAACTCCGCGAGGTCCACGACTTCCAACAATCTCTATTCTACCCTGTCCTTGCCACCATGATACGAGGTCTCCGTGTTGATAACTCTTCCAAATCGGCCCTTTCGGATAAGCTCGCAGCTGCGATTGCTGAACGGAATGAGGAACTCGAATTCCTTATCGGCTACCCTATCAATATCCGCTCGCCCAAACAGATGCAGGATTTATTCTACCGGCAGCTTAACCAGACACCTATCAAAAAACGAGGGGGAGGGATAACAACAGATGATCAAGCACTCACAAAGCTGGGAACGCGTGAACCTCTTCTACTCCCAATCACGAAGCGTATTTCCGACCTCCGATCTCTCAATGTCTTCCGATCGACTTTTCTTGAAGCCCCGGTCGATATTGATGACAGAATGCGCTGTAGCTTCAATATTGCTGGCACGGACACTTATCGTTTCTCATCATCCGAAAACGCCTTCGGCTCCGGAATGAACCTGCAAAATGTCCCTTCCGGTGACTCCGACCTACCCAATATCCGCGAGCTCTTCCTAGCCGATGAGTCCATGGAGTTCTTCGATATCGACCTTGACTCCGCCGATTTGAGAATAGTAGTGTGGGAGTCCGACTGCACCGAGATGAAGGCCATGTTTGCCGAAGGTCTCAAGCCCTATGTAGAAGTCGCAAAGGAATATTATCGTGACCCAACGATTGACAAGTATCACCCCTCCTATAAGCTGTTCAAAGCCCTCTGCCATGGAACAAACTATCTCGGAACTCCGAGCGGACTATCTGGGCGAATTGGACTCGTTACGCACGAGGTCGAACGTATCCAGAGGTGGTATTATGGGAAGTTCCCCCAAATTCGCGACTGGCAAGACGGCATCATATCTGCTGTCAATACTCGAAGGTATGTCCAAAATGTCTTCGGCTACCGATACTATTTCTTTGATCGTATTGAGGGAACAATCTATAATCAGGCCGTTGCTTGGATACCTCAATCAACTGTTGCATGTCTCATCAATCGAGGCTACAGAAATATCCATCGAAACGAGTCCGATGTCCAAGTCTTACTTCAGGTTCACGATAGCCTCGCGGGGCAATACCCTATCGACCGAGGTGAAGTTTATCGAGACCGAATACTTTCTCACTGCGCTGTCGAACTACCTTATCCAGAGCCGCTAACCATTCCGGTTGGACTTAAAACATCGACAGTATCGTGGGGGGCTTGTGGCTAAACGACATTTTGAAAACTGGATACAGGCTTACTTAGACTACGCCGAGTATTCGGAAGCACCAAAACATATGCACTTCTGGACTGCGGTATCATCTATCGCAGGGGCACTTCGTCGTAAGGTCTGGCTGGACATGGCCTACTTCAAATGGCATCCGAACTTCTACATCATTCTAGTAGCTCCGCCGGGCATTGTGTCCAAGTCTACCACAGCTGGCATCGGTATGTCCCTGCTTAAAAAGGTTCCCGACATTCGCTTCGGCCCTGACGTCGTGACTTGGCAAGCACTCGTAACCGGCTTTGCGGACTCCACAATGACTTTCGAATACGAGGGCCAATACCACGCCATGTCTGCCATGACGATTGAGTCTTCCGAGTTCGGGAACCTACTCAACCCTCAAGACAAGGAAATGGTCGATCTCCTCGTGGCACTATGGGACGGCAAGCCCGGCGCGTTTGAAAAGCGGACAAAAGGCTCCGGCACAGACATTGTCGAGAACCCGTGGATTAATCTAATCGCTTGCACCACTCCCGCGTGGATTGCGGGCAACTTCCCTGAATACATGATTGGCGGCGGGTTTACCTCCCGCTGTGTTTTCGTCTACGCGGATAGGAAGGCCAAATACGTAGCTTATCCGGGCCAGCACGTGCCAAGGGACCTAGCCGACACGGCGCAAAAACTAATCGAAGACTTGACTCAAATATCACTGTTGGCTGGCGAATACAAAATGACCTCCTCCGCCCTAGCTTGGGGTGAAGCTTGGTATGCCGCACACTATTCATCCAAACACGTCGGCCTCGACGACGACCGTTTCGGTGGTTATCTCGCCCGTAAACAGACCCATATCCACAAGCTAGCCATGATACTGGCCGCAGCCGAGTCCGACCGCCTCATCATAACCCCCGAACACCTCGCCCTAGCCAATACCATGGTCACAGACCTTGAACCTGATATGCAATTCGTGTTCTCCAAGATCGGCAAGTCCGAAGATTCCCTCTACATCGAACGCTTGATCTGGTATGTCCACAAACGGGGTGGTTGCCCTTGGACCGAAGCCTACCGTTTCGTCCATACTTACTTCCCCAAAATCTCTGACTTCGAAGCAGTGATAACCGGCGCTATTCGGGCCGGTTATCTTGTCCTGAAACAGGAAGGTTCGGTAATGATGCTTAATCCGGGACCGAACACCCCTGATGGATTAGAGCCGGATGGCAAAGCCCCCTAAACACGATTAAAGAAAACCGTTCCACTGCCACCCCCCGTAAGGTTTACGGTAAATCCTTTTGGTCGGCTGAACGGTAGTCTGTAAAAAGTTCCTGCAACGATTGGAAACGCGTCTATAAGGGGAATAAACGTCTCCCCATCCGCTAGTGCTAAAGTTCCAGATGTGACTGCCATAAAACCTCCAACCACACAAGAGCCGGTGCAGGCGAAGCCTACAAAATTAGCCGCACAGACTAGGGACTCATAAGCTTCATGTGTAAGTGTAGTCATTGTCTTAATCCTTTCTATCTATTAACAGTCTAGGGGTTATATATGAGTAACCCCTAGACGTTTCAAATTACTGCCTGTCGAAAAATTCTTTAATCCCTGTAACCTTCGACCTACAATCCTGCCCTGCACCGCGTAAGTCAATAATAAACTGTGCTAAGGTATTATCGTCAATCACTTCCGGCACAGGAGTTTCGGCAGCACAAGTTAGCAAACTAGCGGGGGGCTTTATTACTTCCACCCTGCTGCTGCCTCCGCATGCGTTCAAGAACGCTAGTGGTATTACTGCCAACACCGTCGCTACTTTTAGTCGGGATGCCATCTTGAAGTTCCTCTTGCTGTTTCTGAAATTCCTGATCACGAAGTTGGGTTTCCGACAGAGTTTCTTCTGAGGCCTTTCTAGCCCCTTTCTGAATGTCGGCGGAAACCTTGTTATATTCGCTTTCCTTCCGATCCTCCCCATCCGAACAGCCTTTCATATAAGCTGTTGGAAGTAGAACGACCAGTGCGATAAGCCAGTATTTGAAGGTCGTCGCAAACCCAATGATTTTACTCAACATCATCTGCCTCCTTTTTCCTCTTCGTCACCAGCCTACTCCCCGCTGCTGCGGAGAACACGGCGAAGCCAATCCCAATCGAGGCAATGACTCGCCACGGACCTTCTGGTAGCAGGTTCAGCAGCTTCTCCGTCTCATTCGGATTAGCTGCGAAATACCCTGCTGCAACTCCGGCCAGAGCCGCAAGCTGCACGGAACCGAGTTTATACCATCTCGATGCTTCATCTACTAGTTTCATTTGTAAGCCTTCCAAGGTAATTGCCAGTGCGGACCATCTTTAAATGACTTCCAATCCCCACCCCATTCGACCGGAATGTCAAGATCTTTCGCCGCTTGTTTAACATGAACAGCAAGTTTATGATACAGCGGCCAGTCCCAACGAACTTTACCACCAACCAACACTGCAAGATCAACCGCGTGGCCGGTGATATGGCGAGAGTTCATTGTCTTACTCGCACCCGCAGCTACTAGCTGCTTCTGCCGCGAAACCGTCCGCAGACCTTCTAACACCGTGAAGTCAATATCCGACAAAGCAGCTGCGCGCTTCACAACCTTCACCAAGTCCGGATGCACGCCTTCCAGCCTTGATAACGACCTAGTTCCAAGAATAATACTCATCTTCAGTCTCCTACAAAATATACTTCGCCGCAGCCGCAAGTGCCGAGAACCCTACCAATGCACAGGTCGCATAGACAATCTTCACGACCTTCTCAATCCCCCGCTGCTCTCCATCTTCCATATGTTTCGATTTCTCCAGTTCTGTAACTCTAGCTTCCAACAAAGCCTGTTTCGCAATATCTCCACGCCGGTCCTCGCGAATATGCTCCATACCCTGCGCGAGTAAGTCCAATTTACCTTCCATTCTTGCGAGTGCCACTTCTATTAAAGTTTGGTCTGTGCTCATGATTAAAAGACTTCTGCTGTTAGAGTTATAGTTGCCGAGGCTAATACAATACCAGTAGAAGCTTGCCGAATTTCAATTAAAAATTCAGAGTTATCAGTTCCTCCAACGGTTTGAGTAATGAACCAAAGACGGGACGTTCCAAGGTTCAACCACGTAGCGGTTAGGTCACCGCTTGGAGTTGTTCCTATAATCGCGGATAGTCTGGCTTCATAAAGATTAGCATTGGCTGCGGCTTGTATCCAAGTCCCGATTGGGTTGAAAGCTACTCCTAGATTTTCATTAACTATGCCTCCTGAAGTTAATTGATACCCTGCTTGGGCATCGAGAGGGTTTGCGACCAGATCGACTATATTAGCGTCGAAAAGATCAATCTTATCAACGTAAGTCCCGCCCATTAGAGCTTGTTGTATACTCATTAGAAAAGCCCCGCGCCGGTGATAATAGCCTCATTCGGGCCATTAAACCAAACAGTCGCAAACCCGCGTTGAAGCAATGATCGATTGCCGGTGTTAGCTGTAGCAGCTTGGCGAAGGGTCAATCCACCGCCTTGTGTGATTGTCAGTGTTCCGCCAGTGTCGTTATACAAGCTAACAGCATCCCCCGCCGCAAACGTAGCCGAGGGTATCGTAATCCCTGCGCTGATCGCAACGGTCTTACCCACATCACCCACAACAATCGTGCCGGAGGTGGTCGACCTTGGTATTGTGCGGAAACCTACTTCAATTCCATTCGTCGTCGGGGTTCCAGTAAGAGCCGGACTAGCCAGCGTTGCGTAGCTGCCAAGAGTCGTAGCCAGACTAGCATTGGTTACATAAGACGCCAAGGTCGCTGTGACACTCGCACTCGTCGCATACGGCACTAGCGCCGCTGTAACATAAGCTTCGGTTGCATACCCTACTAGACTAGGCAGACTAGCCAGCACGAAGGCAGTTGTCGCAATCTGCGTTGTATTTGTCCCATTGGCCGCTGTGGGTGCTGTGGGCGTCCCTGTGAACGCCGGAGACACCGTAACCGCCAAACCTACCCCGCCTAACGTCGCCGTGCCTGTTATCGCAATGCCAGCGTTCGCAGACAGCAACCCGCTGAAAGCCCCCGCCACCGCCCCGAACGTAGCGACATTGGTAAGGTTCTTATTATTCCAGTTATAGTCTGTCGAAGGTCCGCTTTGATTATCCCGTGTCAGGGTATTCGACAAAGCCGTAGCAATGTCATTGATAACCACATTGTAGTAAGACGCAACAATCGTCGTTCCCGCAATCGCAGGGAAGTTTGGTGCGCTCGGCGGCGTGTAAACTCCATTCCCGTCAAAGGGCATTATTCTTGCTCCTGCTGCGACTCTTCCATAAGCCGTGCGAATTCGATCATATCAGGGTCTTGAGACTTACGAGCTTCCTGAGCCAGCAGGTTAATCGCTGTTGGCATGGCGGATGGAGGCAAGTCTGAATTAGCTGCCATCCACTTTACCGTCTTAGGATTAACCATATATCTAGCCAAAGCGTTCGCACCAACGGCTGTTCCTGCCATAGCGGCAAGACCTGCGAACAACGCTATACCCGGCTCAGAGCCTCCAGTCAAACTGGCCGAACTAGTCAACAAGCCAGTTCCGGCATAAATCGGGGCTTGAATGCCAAGGCTACCTGATTTCCCGCCAGCCTTCATTCCGAAGTCCTTTTCGGATTTCAAGATCGTCTGAGCAGCCGAGTTCAGTTTATCAAGACTGTCGCGTAAAGTAGTGCCCTTAGCCCCGATTACAATATCCTTAGCTTCAGGGTCCATAGCGCGATAGTTGCCGAACAGCTGACCAAGATTAAAATCATCAGGGTCCGTCTTGCTAGAAGTCTTACCCATCTGATGCACGTAGGCAGAAGTCAGTGCACGACGGGTGGACTCATCGACGTTGTTAAAGACAGACGAAATGATCGTAGGGCCTTCCTTAGTTCCAGAGAACGCAGCTTTAAACACCTTTTCAGGTCCACCATTTTTATCAAGCACGCTGCGAATTGCCGCACCCTCATCGTGCAACTTAACTTCCCACTCATTCCACTCTTTAAAAGCTTTCTCTGCGTCAATGCCTTCATTCTTAACAAAGGCTTTCAGGTCCTCTGCAAGCGCGCCATAGATACGACGTTGTGAAGCCTGCGATACATTCTGCGCCCCAAATACCGAGCTATCCATAGCCGCACCTGCTGCGGTTTTGAGTTTCCTAACAGCTTCGAAGGGCAGCCCTTCTTTCACCATAACTTCCGGAACACCTGCTTGAATTTGTGCATCAACGTTCCGTTTCAAGTCTTTCATCAAGCGGGTTTTGGTGTCTTTAAAAGCGTCCAAATCGGGATTAAAGACCTTACCTTCTAGCAGATTCTTAGCTCCGGGGTCAACAGAAGTCAAGTCTCCCATCTGGGTTTTGAAGTTCTCCACCGGAGTGACCGAACGGGGATTGACTTCATCTGCCAACTTCTGAGCAAACTCCTGACGCTGTGCCGAGATTGCTGGTTTACCTACACCGAGATAGGACTCTTCAATCATCCTACCAAGGCTGACGGGTGAGTTAGTAACTGGCGTAACAGTTCCATCAAGGCCAAGTTCAACAGGTCCAACCTCTTCTGCCAAATTAGTAGCACGTCCTAGAACAGAGTCTTCTTGCTGGGCAAGTTTTTTCTTAATCACCGGACTTGAGCCGTAGAATTGCGCTAGAAATGCTTCCGTTCCCTGCGCCTTATCCCCGCCAGTAAGCTGGCCGATAGTTGGCGTATCTCCAGCTTCCGCAAAGTTTGCCATTGTCTCTTGCATCTGCTGCTTCGGCACTCCGGCGGTGAAAGCCTTCTTTGTTCCGAAGGAAGTTGCACTAGGCACACCACCGGCAAGCAGTGCAGCCAATATCTGCTCACTCTGACTACCGCCCTCTTCCCGAACCGTGCCTGAAGCCGCTCCACCAGCGCCTCCACCGATTAGCTGAGCAACTGGCGCAGCTGCAAGCTTTTCGCCAGTCTCCTTCATGCCGAGCTTCGCCAACCCTTTACCCCCAGTCATCACCGCACCCGAACCAGTAAGCCCTGCGATAATATCAGACGTAATCCGCTCGTCACGGTTCTGTGGTCTCTTAGCCCCGAAGGCATCCATGATCTGCCCGACAGCATCTCCATCACCGCCATAAGGCATCATGGAAAGCATCGCGTTAATCGGAATAGCGGGCAAGGCAGTTGCGCCACCGATACCGGCGCGGAGATACATCCCCAAGTCGCCGCCTAGAGGTCCGGGACCTTCAACCGGCGTGGGTTCTTTCGACGGACGACCTTGGCTAGCTTCCACCGCCGCAGCCATTGATTGCATCTGAGCCAGTTGCTGCGGGTCTACTTGCTCCGGAGTCCCATCCGCTACGTTCTGATTAGCGGCGATGTAAGGCATCCGCTTCACAGGTATACCCACGCGAGTGCTCGTTCCCGCAATCGGAGCTGGCGAAACCTCAGCAGGGGCTTCGGTGTAATCCCCCTTTGCCTCTTTCCACTGCCCCCAAGCTTCCACATCTGCCGCAGATTGTTCTTGCAAATAAGCCATCTGCTCAGCTGGTGGAAGCTGCTTTAAGATTTCTTCCATCTGTTCTGGAGTTGATAATTGCATGATCAGCCTCCGGTCTTTGGAAGGTATTTGCTGTATTTGTCGACGAGGGGCTTAGTAGCCTTACCTGAGGGTGCTGGTTTCGTTGCGCCTTTTGGAGGCAAGCCTTTCCTAGCAGGAGCTGGCCCAGTCCTCTTCGGCGCAACATCTGTCCGTCTACGATAAGCCGGCGGCAGTTCAAACGATGGGATGAACTCCTCCGCACCTTCCACTCGCGCCGCTGCTTCAAGCTGACGGTTGTGCGTTTCAATCTTAGCTCTGTTACCTCTCCGAACCACGTCAATAACTACGCGGATTTCCTTCTCCGTCATTTCATCGATATTACCCGAATAGGCCTTCTCAACCGCAGAGCTTTCAGAGTTCGAGACAGCGCCTTGACCTTCCAAGACTTTACGTGCATCGATACCAAGCTGGGCGATACCCTGCTCCACCGCCCTCCGTTGTGCCACGCCTTCTTCATTAACCCCGAAGGCCTTCTCCACATAGTTCCGCCAGCCAGTCCAAGGACCAGTTCGAGCCTTACCAGTATTCAAAGCGGCTTCAATCCGATCAGCGGCGCCGAGGCTGGCTATAGCACCTTCAGCTTGGGTAAAGGTCGCGGCCAGCCTATCAGCCATCTTCCCACCGAGTTCCTTACCAGTATTAACCGTGACTTGCGAGTTCGGCGCACCAGCAGCCGCGACTTTGACCTTAGCGTCAAGTGCCTCCTGATTAACCATAGGCTTGCCGCCTGGGCCACGAATGACCGAGTCGGTGAGGTTTTGTGGTAGGACAGTCCCAGGAGCTTGACGCTGCAATGCAACTGCGACATCATTGACATTAGTGACGACGGGAGGTAAGCCAAATCCACCGGGAGCTTGTCTAATTCCGCCAGCCTTGTTTACCTGCGCTGTGATGAAGTTACCGTCCTTATCCTTCATCTCGATTGGGGCAGCATATTCCTGCTCGTTCTCCAAGCCCTGCTGCATAGCCTTTGCAAAAGGCTCAACCCGATCTTTCGTCCACTGATTTCCGCCCCACTTAGTCACAATCTGCCTTGGGTCCATGTCAGCAGCAATGTCAGCTTCCAAGCCCTGATTGGCTTGCGCTACTTCTGCCTTTATCTTCTCTGCAATCGAGGCTTCTTCCTTATCCGCATCCTTCTGTATCGATTTCCCTGCCCATGTTTGCGCGAGGCTGCCTAGAACCTGCGCCCATGACCTCACATTCGCTCCCGGACCTGCAAGCCCCTGCTGCATCAAGGCCTGACCAATCTGCCGCTTCCGTTGGACACTCTGCTGCAAACCCTCATACCCTGTAGGGATATAAGGTGTCTGGCCCTTGTTTGCCAAGATAGGAGTTTCTTTATCCTTCATCATTAGCCGATCTTTCCGTAATCAACCATCAAATAACCGCTTGAGTGCTGGACGATAGCTTGCGGAAACAGGGCCTGAACCTCATCCGCCATGTAGCCGATTTCAGGAACCTTCGACCAGATGTAGTTGAAGGCGTAAACCCCAAGACCATTAGCCTTTGTCCAGAGTTTCTGAATACCCCTCTTAAGCCTACGGTCCGAGAACTTCGTAATCGCCGCACCGCCCAGACCTGCCAGACCTCCAAGCAACGCTGACTGATTAGCCATCTTCTGCTCATAAGCTTGCATTTCCGCGTTATACCGATCATTCGTTGCGGCGTAAACCGGAGCCGGAGCGATCGTCGCACCTGTTGCCACATTCCCAAACTGTGGCATATTGGTTTGGTTCCCACTCCGCAACGCATTCAGCATATTCAGTGGCTGGTTCTTGAAGTAATCAGCTTCCTGTATTGCCTGTGATCTCGCCGCATTACCAAACTGCGCTCCGGCGAGTCCCTGATTGAACTCCGCCTCTTGCGCAAGGTTATACGTATCCATCATGTTCTTTTGTTCATTGAAGCCTTGGTTACGGAGGTCCATCGCATTGCCGAACTGACGCTGTTGCTCCTGAGTCCCTGCCAAGATCGACTGCATGAAGGCATCGTTTTCATTCTGACCAAGCTGTTGTTGGTCTCTGCCATAGGCTTCCGAACCCATGTTAATGCCTTGGTTAGCCAGCACCGCCTCCCTCGATTTCCGCTGGCGTTCCAACTCCGGACGCATACGGGACATAAGGGCTTCTGTAACCCTATCCCTATCTGTCGCGAAGTCATCGAACGTCGGCCGACGGCTTACCCCTGACAGGTCAATAGTGTCTTTGAAGTCCCGAACTCCGGGAGCTCCCTGCATGGCTGGCAAGGTCGATTGGTCAATAGGATTGCTTGAAGCCTGATCGACATACCCAATCCCCCTCTGCGCGAGATCATTCAGCGCAGTCGAAATCGCATTGTTCTGGTCATAGAGCTTCTGTTGCGCCGCACTTAGCGTAGTGGTTGCAGTTGTCCGAGGGATAACCGTTCCATCCGGAAGCCTATTCCCGCCCGCATAGTCATACGAGAATGTCAGGCTCCCATCAGGCCCGACTTGGTTTGGTTGGTTCAGGTAATTAGTCGCCAAGGCCGAATTCGTATTCGCAACCCCCTGCTCTTTCGCAGCTGCTGCGTAATCCGGTGCCTTAGGTGCTTTGGGTTTGCCCACGATATTTGTCCTTCAATCCTAGCCATTTACAATCTGATCTAGCCAAGCTATAAATCAGTAAATCCCCTTTCGGGCTGGCGTCTTGAAGGGTAGCCTCGAGACTAAAGCCGATGTTTTCAATAAACCTTCGGCTATCACTATTATCGCTTTCAACCGGCGATAGTATTTTATTAACTTCTAATTCAACAAAGGGATAGTGGAACACATACCATAGGAACTCCCTATTAAGCCATGTTTTTCCCTCTCCCGCGCAATGAAGCATAATTGAAGCTCCATTACAGCCTTCGTAATAAACTGCCGCAACAGGCCTGTCAAGCACGTCGTCCCAAAGCCCGATAGTATGCCCCTTTCCGAGCATGAAGTGACCTTCGAGTTTTTCCATTATCCATGGGCCAAAGACTGTGTCCTTGCCGGAGAAGACCCACTTCACAGTATACCTGCGCGCCTAACAGCGAAGTCGGTTGAGGTCCATGCGAACCTTGCAGTGGAGGTAACAATCTGCAATCGGAAGGAGTATAGATACCCCGGAATGTTCGGAACGGTAAGCCATTTACTCTCCACTGTCGATAGACCGGAAGACCAGACAACAGCATCCCATAGACTCGTATCCCAAATCCCTGTGCCACCGGCGGGGAGGAAAGTATTCTGCGTATAAGCCGGATTGGCTTTATAATCCGCATCGATGCTTAGAGCTAGAGTCGCCTGACCCTCCACCGCAACGTTTGGTCGAGCAAGACTGACATTCTTCTGCGCGCTGACACCTAGCTTGTTATAAGCCTGAGCGATCTGTCCAGTAATAGCTGTTCCAGAGTCGCTAACTCCACCCCATGCTTTCTTAACGACAGTCCCGCCAGCGAAGTATAATTCCCCGCCGAATACGGTAAAGCATCTTGCGTTCCAGCCTACGAACCTACACCATGCCTTTGTGATGTTATTCATCACGTATTGATAAGATACCGTATCAGCCGAAATTGGGACATTAACAAGCACCGCATTAGCTTCGGGATAGACAACTGCTTCCCAACCGGCCACTGTGCCGAAAGCTGTTGTAGCATCCAAAAACGCTCCATCGATCTTAAAACTAAGCGCCTGTGCACGATCGATAGTCGCGGATAGGAGTTGTTTCGAGAGCGGGAACAGGCCTTGCTTACCGATATACAGCAAATCCCCACCATACCTTGTCAGACACCTTGTACCAATCGGTTCTCCGACATAGTAAACCCCAACCAAAGCCCAAGTAGCCGTAGACGTTGGGTCTGTACCTTGATACACGCCCATTTCGCCTTCAGAGGTAATAACAACGAACAGATCGTCTACGCCCTTACCCCCATCAATCGTCCAGCTACCAACCGCAACGACCTTACCACCTCTGGCAAAAAGTGGGCCGACAGGGAACCTAGTCGCGGCTCCTCCGATCGCATCTACGTCCAGATACCAAAGGTCCATGGAGAAATCTTCCACAAACCAAAGTCGGCGTTTGTGTATACACAAGTTGACAAGATCCCTTGTATCCACACCAGTAATTGCAGGCGTCGAGACCGCTGTTACATCAGTCCAAGTAGTCCCATCGAAGTTTTTCATATAATCAACGCCATTGACAGCGACGAGAAACGCGCCTCCGGTATTTATGAAACTAAGCGACTGCCAATCTCCATCCGTGCAAGCTGTCACAACAGCCCCAGCCACTCCGGTGCTTGTAGCGTCGTATAGGCCAACGTCGGTAGCGACGAATAAGTTCCCGCCAGTGCTGTCATTATAAGGCAACAATGACTTAGCATTCTCCGGCAATGCCGTCAGCCAGTCACTTGAACCCGGCCTCAATTCCACGTCGGAAGTGCCTGGGAAGAAGTTATCCATCACAATCGCATCAAGCGGGTTCATGGCCGCTAGCGAGTCTCTCGCGTTCCACCCACCAACAGGAGCCGGAACAGTCGTTGTCCCTGCTGTGGCCTCGTTCTGCGGAAAGGGCTTAAACCCTGACCGTTGGGAAGGCTGACGCCTCGGCCCCCTCATCAGACGTTCCAGTTACCGGAGGGGACAAAAATTCCCGGCATGACGTCGGGCTGGCAAGTCTGCGAAATGTCATAAGTCCGCGGGACCTTATTCCGCACAATATAGTTGTTCAACAAAGAGTAGAATTTCTCTTCATCCCCTTGATAAGGCAGACCCTTAATCTGTTTCCACCGATAAGCTATGCCCTTCCGCAGTATCTTATCCGGCAGCGCGAAGTAATCCGAGTCCACTGTAAACCGTGGCTTGTAAGTCACTCCGTCCTCAGCCAAGATAGCCCACGAACTCGCATACTCGAAATACACCTCACTAAAAGGCGTCGACGGGACTGGATTGATTAAAATCTCATCACTGCGGAGTCGGAATTTGTAGAAAGGTCCGGGGTTCGGAATGGCTTTGATTTGCTGCCACTCTGTCTCCGTCATAGGGCCATACAACGCACGGCGAAGAGTCCGGTCGAAGAAAGTTTCCGGATAGGCCCACATAAACCCATCCACCGAAGCTAAGTCTTGTATCTTCCCCTGACTCTCCGTCGCAACCATCGTGAAGTTCCCCTCACGAGTAATTCCCTGAAACTTCGACTCGTCGGTGATTTCCTCCACCAACTCCTGCGCGATGCCTAGAAGCTGCTGAACCGTCGTATCGGTCCCGCCAATAACCGCGCTTGGAACATTCAAAGCGTGGATACGGCAGTGGTCTTGTATAACAGTCAGCAGCGTCATAGCTTAAGCGTCCTCTTTTTCCAGTTCCGCAATCTTTGCTTGCAGAGACTCAATTTTCTTCTGATCATTCTCAGCCGCAGCAATTAGGGAAGCCTTTTCCTTCCGGAGACTGTCGACTTCTTCTGCGACCTTGCCGGTGTCCTGAGCAGTTGCCAGCCATGCGATGGCTTTTTCCTTCAGTGACCGAGCACCCATACCGATAGCGGTTAGAGTAGACTCATTGGCCTCTGCTAAATCCTCCAGCGTCCGAACATTCGCGTTCAAGATCGCTTGTGCTTGTGCGGGGCTAAGGGCTGGCCAACCGAGAATAGGCGTTCCGTCCTCTGGAATTTCCCTAGTCTCAACCCAAGTCTTATATTTCGACCGATAGGCTTCCAACCATTCACGCGGGAAGCGTTCTTGCTGCGTAGCTTCTTCCAAACCCGCCAGCCACTCTTCCGCGATCTTCTCAATCCGGTCCTTGGACCCGCTTGGAGTCACAATCGCGTAATTCACATCTTTGCCGACATAATGCCCCGCTGCGAGACTAGCTGCGCGGTCCTCTATTGCTCGAGTTTCAAACATTACATAAGGCGGCCGAGCTTTTTGTTCCATGTTAAATTCCTTCTGGGCTAGAAATAAATGCTGGCGGGAAGTTGAGAGTGGACTTCCCGCCAGTCACCTGTTGACATCGCTTAGGTAATTGCACCCTGCGCGAATGGTCGGTTCATGTAAATCACGTTGTAGAAGATCGTGGCGTTGTTGTAAGTGCCAGTGACCGTTCCGTTAACAGCCGCAGTAGTTGCAGTGCTCAAGGTGACCTGAGTTCCATCCGGTGAGATGTCCGTGACAGTTGTAGCTGCCGCGATACCAGTGCCGCTCAGATAAATCCCGATGAACCAGCCATCGGAGTTACTGACTTGCAAACGGGTCGAGCCGGAGTTGGCAACGCTGTTGGCCTTAGCAACCGTCGTAGTAGCAGCGACCGAAACGCGAGCGTTTACAATCTGCTTACCCGCAGCGACTGCGCCAAGCTGGCCAGCTGCAACAATACCTGTCGAGGTATTCGCCGCCACCGTAGCGTTGGACAAGACCGGAACCACACCACTTGTGCAGAACCAGCCGAACTGGCCCACCGTCATGGAAGTCATTGCGACAAAGACGCTCTGACCAAGGTTGGCGGTATTTGCGACTTCAGTCATGTCGAAGCGATAAGCTCCAGAGTTAACCGTCGGCGCCAAAGTGCAAACCGCAAACTGGCGAATGGTCGCAGTAGCTCGTCCGTAGACGAACTCACCGGCTCCCCAATAGTTGTCAACTGCCTGCATGATAAAGCCAGGCTGTTGGCGACTTGTGGTATCAGGGAGACCGAATGGCGCGAGCTGCTGAGTGCCAAGCACGCCATCGATTACTGAATAAGGCATTTCATTTCCTTTCTGTTCAAAATGCTAGGGGTTACAAGAATATAACCCGTAGCCGTTTATGCTTTCGCAACGCCCTGAAGGCGGCGATTGGTGCAGGACAAGTTACCCATCCAGAGAACAGGAATGACAACCGCGTCTTGGTTATACGGCGACATTTCGTCTTGGATAGACAGATCAGCGTCCTTGTGAACGACCAGCTCGAGGTAATCCGTGTTAAGGAAATACATATGAGCTGCCGGAATGCCAGAGCCTCCGTCGAAGATCACGTCCGCGCCCTTGTATTTCAAGGTCGTGAAGCCGCCGTCCGCAGTATCGGAGTTGGTATAACGCTTGATCGAGACTTGTGAGGCTTCGAAAAAGGCGAACCAATCGTTCGAGCTTAGGATGAGATCAGGCTTGTCGTCGCCACGGACTTGGTTCAACCAAAGCGGTAGCATGATGCCGGCCTCAATAGTCGTAGCCGAAACGGTAACAGCGCCACCGCCTTGCAACGGAGCCGCAGCGGACTGAACAGCGTTCGCCCAGAAAGGCCACGCCGATGAGTCAATCCCACCAACAGAGCCAAGACCGGTATCAGCAACAAGAGCCTGCAAACCATTGATCTGGTTCGGAAGCGTTCCATCACCGTAAAGGTCGTAGGAGAAGTTGTTCTTGAAAGTCCGCATTGCGTTCTTGATGCGAGCTTTCGCCAGTGACAAGATCTTATTCGACCCGCTGTTGATACGGAGTTCGAGGCCCGAAGCCACGACGTTAAGGGCGATCTGCCTCCACTGGTATTCAGCTGCGGTGATAACATCGCTCTGCTGAATGTTTAGAACGTCATAACCCGAGTAACGCTGATACGTGCCGTTCGAGTTGTAATCGAGAGGAGTCGTGATGGTCAAACCACCGTCTTCCTTGCGATAATTGCCCTTCTTCATCATATACGCGTAAAGCGCATTGTTTCGGGTAATGTTGTCCTTCACGTCTTTCGAGTGGTTCCGGAAAGTTGTGGAAACCAGCTCGGTGAAGGTTGCACTAGGACTTGCCATAATTAAACCTTTCTAATAAAGTTACCCACGAGCCTCAATAGCTGCGAGCGTTGCGTTGAGCGTGTCGTCCATGCTTCCGACTGGAACCGTTCCGTTCGCAGACTTGGGGATGGTAGTCACATTTGAAGCTTGGAGCCGGGCTTTCTTGTCGTTGCGGGTTTTCTCCTGCTCGGTTGCAGTGGAAAGACTCTCAGCTGTGAGCCGGTCGATTTCCTTCTGACGAGTTACAGGATTGGCAAAGACGGCCTTGTCATAGGCTTCTTCCAGAGTCGTAGCGACTCCGGTTTTTAGCAAAGTCGCAATGTCGGTTGCGACCTCGTTAAAATAGGGGTGAGCAGGGTCGGAGGCGAAGGTCTCGATCTGCTGCTGAAAATGAGCTTTCTGGGCCTCGACTTCCCGAGTTGTGATGGTGGTGACGCCCCTCTTCAATTCGGCTATTTCAGCGCGGAGGGCGTCGACTTCGGGATTAGGCTCCGGACGAGTGCCGAGCCGTTCCTTGATAAGGTCAGGATGAATACCATAATGGTTGAGCAAATTCGCTGCGACTTCCAGCTTTTGCTCTGGAGTCCCACGGCTAAGCAAATAGTGATTGGCTGCGAAGTTGCCGAACATCTCAACAGAATCAATGCCCTCGGCTTCCAAGATTGGTTTGAACTCAGCTATAACGCCTTCATACCGATCGCCAAGTTCCGCACGGCCTTTATACTGCTCAAGCCCGCGGAACATATCCTCTTCGCGTTTGGCAATCTCGGCCTGAATAGTCGGGTCAACGGTGGACCATTTTTCCGCCGCTGCCTTCGACCAAGTTGAGGGAGCAGCAGGGGCTTCCGTTCCAGTAGCCGCTCCCTCAGCCTCAGAAGTCTGATCACCTCCTTCCGCTGTTTTACCTGTTTGGGGAGGCGCGCCGGTATCATCAGTCGGCGTGACCTTACCGTCTGCGACCTCCCCGTCCGGATGCTCTGCGTCCTCTGCCCCTTGCCCAAAAAGTTCAGAGGCGATTTCGGCCTGTGCGGCTTCCATGTCCAGAGCATCTGGAGCTTCGATTTCGGTTTCTATGATATCGTCTTCAAAAGGTGGCATTATTGGGCACTCCTGCTATATCCGAGATCGACGCCAGCAGTAAGCTCGTTTGCGAGAGCTTCCTTTTTCTCCGACGGCATGGCTTCGAACTCTCTTTCCACGGTTTCGTCTAACTTTCTTTCAAACTCTGCTTCGGCATTGGCTGCTGCCTTTTTTGCCTGTTCCGTCTCGCCGGTCTCGTAAACCCGACAACCATGTTTTGCAAGGTTGTTTTCGTGTTCGGCCTTTGAACCAATCCAAGCTCCTGTCACAGGGCAGTCATAACCGACGTTCTCGACGGAGAACCTAACAGGACGAATGACACGGGTTGCCGGTGTTCCGCAAGCACAATTTTGAACAGCTTCAAAATCGGCCAATTTGACCATGCGTTCGAAGGTATGGTCGTCGAGGCAGCGGAAATCATACAGAGGCATTTGAGGTCTCCTGCTTGGGCTTGGCAGCGATTGCTTCCATTTTCATCTTGTGTTGAGCCTGTGCGGCTTCGAGCTTCATGGATAGGGAAGCTTTTTGGAGTTGCAGTTCGGCTTGCTTGACTGCCATCTCTTCCCTGCGGATTTGAGCCTGCATCTGGGCTTCTTCCTTTTTAATCTGAAGCTCCATCTTCATGACTTCCATTTCCATCTGGCCTTTGGCAGCGTCAAGTTCGCCTTGCTTCTCCATTTGAGCCAGTTTCTGAGCTTCCGCAGGGTCTGGCTTCTCTTCCGGAGGTTCCGGTGCCTTCATCATTTGCAGTGCATCTTCCAGCTGAGGTCCGAAGGTATATCGGCGGGAAACAGAGAGCAGCATTTCCTTGGCGATTTCAAACGGCAAAACGCCCTTTTCAATAAGCGGCGCAACACCATTCAAGAACTGACTAACCGCGTTCAGCAACTCTGCAATGTCCTGCTTATCCTGCGCGGCTTCGGCGTCGATGGTGGAGTTGGTTTCGATGTCGATTTTGTAGCTGCGGAGCTTATCATCCCGCAGCAGTTTCAGGACAACTTCCCACGAAGGAGCCTCCATAGCTTTTTGAACCTCTGGTGGAGGCGGCTCGGTTGGGTTTGCGCCAGCGGCTGCGAAGGCCTGTTGTATCTTCTGCTTATCTGCCTCAAACATCAACGGCAAGCCGGTCATGGCTGCGATTGTCTGATCGTCGAAGTTCGTAACCGCAATCTCCAGCATGATGGCGAGACTGTCCCGCACATACCGCTGGACTTCCTTCTGCATCTTCTTCAGACGTAAAGAGCCCCACTGGTTCTTGATGTTCTGAGCGGTTGCGGTCTCGGACGCGACAGAAGCCCCACGAAGAATGTCCGAAATCCCTGTGATCTCGTAGATAACCTGCTTAATCCGCTCTCTATCCGCGAACAAGTTTTGCGCCGTGGTTGCCAGTTCCTGAAGCGGCATCATCCAGAGCAGTTTATCGACCGCCATACCTTCCGGCATCGAGGCCATATTCTCGACCGGCGTGAAGGTATTATCCTCCGCCATCAAGACCTTTTCAATCCCCTCCACCGCGTTGTTATACATACCACGGACCTTCATGGCCTTGATAATAGCTTTCAACCGGCGAGTGATTTCATTCAGTTCTTTCGCCTGCGACTTATACTGCTCATAAAGCGGAGTTGGAACCAGCGTCGTAATCTTCCGCATCAAGTTCAGAGGCTTCGGAACGGGGAAGAAGTTCACCAGTTCCATCGGGTCGTTTACCCGACGAAGCACGCCGTTCGGATAGATTGCGGAGATGAAGAACATCTCCTTTTTATTCTTATCCCAGATTTCATAAACCTTAGCGAGTTTAACCCCTTTCAGCTGCTCGCGATTTTCCGCCTTGTTATCGGCCGCATCTTCAGCATCTTCTGCAAGGTTTTTAAAGTCAATTCCGGGAAGCGTCCCCCCATCAGGTCCGGGAAAGTTCTTCCGAACTTCTGCTTCGGTCATGTCCCATTCGAAGCCAATCCATGGGACTTTTTTCCAAGTCCGCGCATAGCCGTGAATGAATTTGTCCCACCGAACCCCTTCGGCGTAAACACCTTCCCCTGCATAGCCTTCGTCGTCAGAATACTTGAACCGATTAAGTCCACGATTGGTCACAATCACGTCGAGAACCGAAGACTGCATCCCCTCGTCGAAAGAGTCACAATCTGCGCTTTCAGCTTCCAGCAAATACTTCAACAATCGAGTGCCGACCTCCGCTGCTACCTTAGCTATAGGGTCTGGGTCCTTGTATTTCCGAGTTACGATCGGAATGGGCTTGGAATTATACAGAGCCGGTTGCAGAACCTCGATGTTCGAGTATAAGATGTTAAACGGCACGGCTTCGGGATGCTTGGCCTCGTAAATATCCACCGACTCCTGCCCAAGGCGGCGATAAGTCTTCTCCCGATTTAAAGCGTCGGAAATCTCCCCCATCCACTTTTTGTGGAAGCTTTTCGCCTTGGCCTCGTTCATTTCCTCAAGCATTTTGCATTTCCTTCAATAATCTGGCGCGCTTGGCTTTTTCAACCAAACCATTCAATGTCATTTCACTCGGCAGTAAGGGATATTGTATCCCCTGCGGCATGACGGGCGGAGCTGGCTTCCAAGGCCGTGACATAACGGCGTATCTTAGCTCATCTGCTGCGTGATCTTCTGCATCTGTGTCAAGGTCCTCAGGGTTCTTTTCCTCATGCTGCAAAGTTGGCAAGGTTCGTATCGTATCCTCGCACTGGTCGGAAAAATACAACATAGGGACTCCATCAATTCCGGTCAATCTCTGTCTGATGGCTTCCCAGCCCGGTTGACGTTTGTTATCCGCCCGCCTCCAGCGACATCTTGCCATGCTCTCAGCGATTGAAGGCCCGCCGTTGCGGATGAAGATTGAAGGGTCAGCGACTGCGTAGCGAATACGCTCGTTTTCTTCCCATCTTAGTATCTCGTCCTGAACTTCGTTCGCAGTCATTTTTAAGCCGATGTTGGGAGCCTTTGCACCATACCATTCTCGATACTTATAGATTGCCCCATAAGGCAGCGGGTTTTCCCTCGGCCAAAGCCCGTCACAAATGGCATACCATCCGACAGAGAATGGCCGATAGGACCCCCAATCAAACGCTCGGAAACGAATGGTTTGCGGCGTGATTGAGTTGATAATGCCGTGTGGCTTAACATGAACTGCTTCATCCCATTCATCGAAGAATGCTCCATCTACAATATCCCAATTGCCGTCAAGCCAGGCTTGAACCAACTGCTCAGAACCTGATTGGCGCAGACGGAGAACGTAAGTAGGGTCATTACGAATAAGCAGAATATTGTCGCCGAGCTTAGAAGGAATAAACACCCGTTCGAGCTTAACAGTCTGCTTGACCCCGTCGATCTCAATGTCGCACTCCTCAGCTATGACCTTGAACCCTGTTTTGCAAGGGTCGATATAACGCTTCTTTACCCAGTTATGTCCGGGACCTCCGGGATTCCCAGTAAGACGCATCCCAACAGGAACGCCAGACCCAGAGCGTAGAGTAGCACGCAGCTTATCAATAGGGGACGAGGAGGGAAAGTTTGTAACCTCTTCCACGTAGACCCGAGTATAGTTATGGCCTTGATATTCTTCAGCATCGGAATCCCTTTCTAGGTAGACGAATTTAAGCCTTGCGCCATTGGCCATTCTCCATTCAGCTTTTTGCTCGTTATACCTCGCTCCGAGTTTCGGAAATATCTGCTTCGTCCGAGCGATAACTTCCGCCAGCTGCTTGAATTTCCGCCGGACGAAAATACCAATCGCGGCTTCCTGATACTGCGAAGAATGCTGCAACCAGTCTCCGATTGAGCTTTCAGTCTTCCCACCTCCGCGAGCGCCGCCGTAGAATACCTCGAATATTGGGCACTCTAGCAACGCGGTTTGAGGTCCGGGCTGAGGAGACCACAGAATGGTCTGTCCCTCTGTCAACGGAAGTCTACCTGATAGATGTAATCTGCGCTTGCAGGGGTTGCGGCACCAGCGCTTACATTGCGAAGGCGTATTCTGCCAACCCCGTCAGCGGTTAGCTCTGACTCTACAATAAAGTTCATAGGAACGGACGGTTGAGCCTTTATCACATCAATTCCTAAGCGAGCTCCGGAGATCGAGATGTTAGATGACCAAGCTGAAACCGCACCAACTGCAATAGAAGCTGCTCCACCGTCCCATGTGATTTTGCCCTGACCACGGCGATAGGCTGGTAAGACTGTGCCATCCGAGAGGGCGTATAGGGGTCTATTTACGCCTACGGCTTCAGTCTCATCTTGTATCCAATTGTCTTCAAAGTTGACTGTGGGGTAGTTAGCCGAAGTAGCTCCGACCCCATCCCACATTACAACTCCAAGGCCATTAAACACCCCACCAATGCCACGAAGTCGGGAACCGATAACTTCTCCCGTTGTTATGTCGCCGGGATTTCCCAGAAGCCGAACCAATCGCAGACCTAGTCTATCAGCTTCAGCATTTCGAACGGAAAAGAACTGGCAACTGTTGAGGGTAATTCCATTCTCCCTAACTCCAGCAAAGATCGGACTTTCGATTATAATCCTCTTAATCGCGCCTTTAACGTAGTTCGTAGTAGTGCTGCCTTTGATATCCATACCGTTCACAACTGCGTCGGGAATTGTGCAATCTTTTATAGACAGCTTTGCTATAAGAGCCGGGTTAGAAGTAGACAGATTTGGCCCGACTTGGATAGGAGCTTTCACATTTTCGAAGACAATCTGATCAGTGACTTCCCCCGACATTATGACTTCGGCTTTTTTGTTTCCTTGACAATTCTTCATCCCGCCCGTCCCCCCAATAGGATAGAGATAGGCGGAAGAAGCATTTCCGATGGGGAAGCCGAGTGGAGTTGTCCCTGTTACTAAAGGTGTGGTATCTTGGCAATCTATATTCCAGCTATCAAGACACCATTCAAGATCAACACCTATGTCGATGTTATTCTCTGTCTGGACTCCGATGTTGTAAGCACCACGACAGCCGAGAAGGAACGACCCCGCGCCAGAGCAGTTTTTGATACTCCCACCGACGACCTTAACGTCATCACAAAGTCGACTAGCATCATAACCGTAAAGGTATAAAGTTTGACCCTCCCAATCCTGATCTGCAAAGGTGTAATCATCTTTCATTACGGCTGTAATTTCTTTAGTCCCGCTATTAACTGCTGTGACTACGACTTGACTAGACCTAAAGTCTCTCGCCCCTGCGGGCTTTTCCGTGCAGATGAAGTTCCATGTATAATCGCTAAAGTCTGTGCCGGGATCGTAGACCGTAGTTGCTCCAAGGTCTCCTACGAAAGAAAACGTCGCGGTTGGAGTGCCGGTGGGAGCCGTTCGACGACAGCGGTCGAGGAAGGTAGTTGGCCCGACTAAGTTAATTGCAGGCTCAGTTACGAACTCATTCCCATTAGCTCCGGGAGAGACTGAAATTCCTGAACCATAGATGTCAAACTCTTGCGCGGCTCCAGTTTCAAGACTTCCATCAATCTCAGGATACCAAAATAAGACTTTATTCGACCTAGCGACCTCAAAAAACTGTGAGTCGTTATATTTGTATAAAGCCTTAGGGTAATCGAAAATTACACCCCTTACAAGTCTAATCCCAACCGCACGAGTAGCGCAGCGGGTGGCGTTTACTTGATAGAAATGCCTTTCCGATCGCACTGAGGCTAAAGTCGCCCGAGTCGTCGGGTCAGTTGATATGCCAGCGATTAGAGGAACGCTTTGATAGTTGCAGTCAAGCTTTGGCCAGCCGAGGAGCCTGAAATCCTTACAATCTCGAATAACAATTCCGGCGGGGTCGGTCCAGACCTTGCTTACGAGTTTGATAACAACTCCGGGGGTGCAGACAATAGTGACCCCATCCACGCTGGCGAGTTCGCTTTTGCTCCCGATTAGCCAGTTTCCGGATAAGATCAAAGTCTGACCCGTGGTTAATATCCCGATGGCGGTTGAGAGCCTTGAACTTTCGTCACTGGCCCCGTTGGTGAGGGATTGGAGAAAAACTAGGTTTCCGCCAAAGAGATTCCCGATGAGGGTTTCAAGAAGCCCATAATCAGTGCCGATTAAGCTAGCTCCGTCTACGGTCCCTAAATTATCTTGAAAGACCCCGACTGTAGACAGAGCTGTTGCAATGTCATTGATAATGGTGTTGAAGTAGTCGCTCCGGATTAAAGTCCCGTCGACGGCGGGAAAGGTCGGAGGCGCTGGTGGGACATAATTCCCACTTCCATCAAACGGCATCTTCTTCGTCCTCTACTATTGAAATGGAAGTAGGTTGGACAAGGGGATCGCGGTCAGTGGTTGAGGTGAAAGCTCGATGTTCAATCGTGTGGCCAGTGCTTCCGCCGTGAGCAGCTGCCCATGTTTCCGCCGAAGGGGCTTTATCCGGCATGGCGACAACGAAGTTGTTTTGGACATTCTGGTTCTGGACTTTGGCCCCAAACCCGAGTGCCTTAGATGTGATATCCAGCGCCTTCATAGCGCCGTCGAGTGTAATTGTCGGAAGTGCCAATTTCTCCGCAATCACGTCAAGAGATTGCATTGCAACACCTTGCATCCGCTCCTCAATCGTTGCTACGAGAAAAGGGTCGGTGAGCTCCTCCCTCCGCTTGGCTAAAGAAGCCTGAAACGCGTCCGAGCCGATTATTCGCGAAATCCAAGGCACGCTGACCCCGAACTTCGTTGCTAGCTCATTCTGCTTAATTCCCGGCTCGGCGATAATCACATCAATCATGGCTTCGTGCGAATACCGCAGCTTATTCACCCGCGAATAACTTTGATCATACCCTTTTTCCGCCGCAAGGCCTTGATACCTCGGATTGTCCAAGGAGTAATAATCCTGCTTTCTGACATAACCTTCTGGAACGCTCATTTTAACTACCTTCAATCCGCCGATCTATCCAACCTAACTGGCGGAAACCTCAAAACCTGTCAAGCGGTAGATCAAACCTTACGCCAGATCGGCAATTTCCGTCCAATCGACTTGCACGCCTAAAGTCCAAGTTCCCGCCGCGTCCATTGCAACGGGGTTGCGGATGAGGAGAACCTCCCCTGCGTTTAGCTCAATCGGACCTCCGTTATCATCATCGAACTCCCAGACTTGCTCGTAAAAAGCTCCAGCTGCACCGACATGGGCAAGGCTCATGAGTTTGAACGGCGAGGCCTCGATCGTGATGCCGGTAACTGCTAAACTGGCTGTGGCTGAAATTCTCTGGTCCCCGCCTTGGGCAATGTCGCACTGACTTGGGGGCATGGTGGAGTTTTTTTCACTCGTCACACCAATCGCCGTTCCACCAGCTGTTGCAGCCCCAACGCCTCGGAATAAGGCCAATCGTCTTCCCGCTGTCAGCGGCACTGTAAAGGCCACAATCGTTGTCCACTGAAGCCGGATGCGGTGGACTCGGACTTTTAAACTACTTCCCGGATTAAGCCGCATCCCATACAAGGTGCTATTCGCCGCCAAAGCCGCAGCCATTGTCCCTGTTGTATTTGCTTGCCCGTATCTATTCCCCGCCGGAGTGATCTTCACCCTCAGCGCACCGTTGTCTTCAATCCGCGCTTCGTTATTAACATTCGGGTCTTCTAAAACTGCCATGACTTACACCCCAATAATGTAGTTGAATTTGAAATTGCCCTTAACCCTGTTCGAGCTCTGCCAATAACAAGTGATTTGCGTCGAACTCGTAACCTCCCCCACAACACTCACAATCCCCATTTCCGCCTCATCCGCCCGAGTCCCTTTTCCTGTATAAGGCCCAAAGGCTTGCGCAATCGTAACCGGCTTGCCCGGCGTCATACCCGTCGCTGTTATG